CTCTCTCGATCTTGAGCCTTGAGGCCTGCATGGACGTGGCGAGGTCGAGCAGGGCGGCACGGACGGTGGTGAGCACGGCGTGGATCTCGTGTGGGTCCCCGCGCTCGTGGGCCAGCTCGGCGAGCGGGTACGTGAACGCGTGACCCGCACCGTTGGCCAGGACGACGACGGCCAGCAGGGGCGGGTTGGTCTCGTCCATCCACTGCTCGAGGGCCAGGAATTCGCGCTCGATCCGCTCACGGTCCATCGGCCGACCCCTTCTTGCTGACTGCCTCACGCAGCGCGCGGAGGTCTTGCGCGCGCGCTGTTCTACCTGGTTGTTCATACGGGGGGGTCGTGGGTGGCCCCCCCTGAGGGGGGGCCATGGGTGACCCCCTCCCGGGGCCATGGGTGGCCCCCTCCAGGGGGCCACTGGTGGCCCCCCCTTGGGGGGGGCCATGGGTGGCCCCCCTACTGGTGCCGCGACGTGCCGGTATCCGCGCTGCCGCATCGTCAACGATGCCGAAGTCATCGAGCAGGATGTAGAGGTTCGCCGTCTGCCGGCCACGCTCGTCCGTGCGTGCCTGCACCTCGAGATAGCCGGCCTTCACCAGCTCGTTGACGGCACGTTTGCGGGTGTTCTCAGAGCAGCCCAGCTCGCCCTGCAAGGTCGTACCCGAGGGCCTGGCCTCACCGTCGGCGTTCGCGTAGACGCACAGCAGCGTGTAGAGGTGCCGGGCCATGACGGACAGGTTGGTGTCGCGGGCGATGTGGGCCCGCACCTGGGCGTAGGGGATACGCCGTCGACGCGCTACCTCGATCGGCACGACGGACGACCGGGCGGCGGTCATGCTGAGCGCTCCGACTCCTTGAGCAGCGCGAGCACGTCAGCGCGGGCCAGGCGGACGCGGTTGCCGGGCAGCTGGCGCTTGGGCAGGTGGCCCAGCTCGATGTAGCGGTAGATGGTCCGTCTGCTGACGGCGAGCAGGCCGGCCGCGGCCGTGACGGATAGCCAGTCGTCCGATTCGGGTGTAGAGCGTTGATTCTCACGAGTCGTCATGTGGCGTGACGCTATGCACCTGGTGCAATCAGTGTCAATCATCGACGTATGGCGCGGCGTGTTGACGCACGATGCCTCGGCGTCGGAAGATTCAGGGCATGGGAGCGACCGTGCAACGCGCAGAGATTGACGTGCTCATCGGCCAGCGGGTGCACCACGTGCTGTGGCGCCGCAAGATTCAGCAGCGCGAGCTGGCGACGACGCTGGGCATCACTCAGTCGACCCTGTCGCGTCGGCTCAGGGGTGAAAGTGCCTGGTTCGCTGGCGACCTGGTCGCCCTGGCGGACGCGCTCGGCGTCTCGGTGGGCTGGTTGTTCGGCGAGGAAGAGACTGTGCGCCCGAAGGGACTCGAACCCCTAACCTTCTGGTCAGTGCTCGAGGCTGCAGCGTGAGCGCCGCGGATCTCGGCGACGAAAGCCGGCACTGCGTCGAGTGCAGCCGCTACGTCGGCGCCCTCGAGGTGGCCAAGTACCTCAACGACGACACGGTCGAAGACCAGGTCGACGTGATCTGCAACGCCTGCTACGGCGGCGTGCTTCGCAGGAACGACCAGGACCTCGCTGCCATGACCGCGAATCAGGTGGCGACCCTGTTGCGGACCTGGGCTAGTGGATCGCGATCGGCTGTAGCCGCGACCGAACTGCTGATTGCCACCGGCCAGGTAGCGCGCTCGGTGCAGTGTGGCCTGGTCACGCTCGAGATGGACGCCGGCGAGACGTATGCCTACATCGACTATGACGTGGCTGAGGCGACTGGTCCCGGGTCGTGGCGCTACGCCGCCGGTGTCTACTCCTCCGGGGAGCAGGCGATCCTGGCGTTGGTCGCATCGCTGGCACGGGGTGAGCTGAGCCGCACGCTGTGGTCCCTCGACAGCCACAACCGGACCGCGTTCATCGCTGCCATTGAAGCCGGGGAAGAGGCGTGACCGACGCCGAGCGCCGTGACGGGTACATCACGTGGGCGGCGCTGCTGGATGCGGGGCTGACGCACGTCGACATCCTGAATCGTGGCCACCACGACGCCTCGGAGTGGGTGGTGCGCTCGGCGTCCGGTGAGGCGCTGGTGAAGATTCACATCACGCTGGAGTCCCAGGTCTGGGTGATCGAGTCCTACGTCCCTGCCGAGCACCACCCGGGTGCGTCGTCGACGTCGGTCGAGTGGCACCTCGAGGACACACGGACCTACCTCGGCGGCCAGGTCTCGCTGATGCTCGACGATGTCGCGGCAATCGTCGGCTGAACGGTGACACGGCAACTGGCCCGGTCCCGGGCCCGGCGGAGGGTGTCCTGATGGCGCTGAGCAAGTGGCCGGTCTCACCGGTGTGGTCGGAGTGGATCGAGGAGTGGCTGACGGCGCTGCGTGCGGCGGGGCGCGCGAGCTCGACGATCGGCAGCCGGCGGCAGGTCCTGGCGCAGCTGTCTCGTGAGGTCACCGGTGGTCCGGGCGACGTCACGACGGCGCAGCTGCTGGAGTGGATGGGCCTCGAGGTGTGGGACGAGGACCTGGGCCGGCTGCGGGCGCGGTGGTCGCGCGAGCGCCGGCGTGCAGTCCGGGCGGCGCTGGTCGGCTTCTACAGGTGGGCCCACGGTTCAGGCCGGGTCGACGTCGACCCCGCGCTGGGCCTGCCGGTCGTGCGTCCGTCGCGGGGCGTGCCCAGGCCGGCGGCGCTGGCGGTCTACAGCGCGGCGTTGGCACATGCCAACACCCGCGAGCAGCTCATGCTCGTGCTCGCGTGCGAGCACGGACTGCGCCGCGCCGAGGTCGCCCAGGTGCACAGCCGCGACGTCGTGGACGACCTCGTCGGGCACAGCCTGATCGTGCATGGCAAGGGCGGGCGGCCGCGCTCCATCCCGATCGACGTCGACCTGGCCGAGCAGCTACGCGACGCCGCCGGCTATGTGTTCCCCGGCCACTGCGACGGGCACCTGTCGCCGCGCTGGGTCGGCAGGGTCGTGGGCCGGCTCCTGGACGGCGCGACGATGCACCAGCTGCGTCACGCCTTCGCCACGACGATGCTGCGCAAGGGCACCAACATCCGCGTCGTGCAGCGCTCGCTCGGGCATAGCTCGCTGGCGGTCACGCAGGTCTATCTCGACGTCGACGACGACGAACTGCGGACGGCGATGACGCGGGTGCATGACCACTTCAGTCCGTATCGCCCGACAAAGCACTGATCAATGGATTAGGGGTTTGCGGGCTACGAATCCCCAGATTAGGAGTTTGGCCCGTATGCGCCGGGATGAGCCGATCTGCTGGCGATGCCTCGACGGGCTGCACGAGCTGTGCGAGGGCCAGGCGTATTTCGCCGAGGTCCCTTGTGGGTGCGAGGCACCCGAGCACGAGGAATGAGCGAAGGTCAGGGCCCTTGCCCTCCGTAGAGGCCAGGGCCCTGACCTTCGGGACCGCAACCGAACCGATGCATATCCATCATGGAGGCCTACGTGACCCCGGACCAGTTCGCCACGCTGCACCGCGTCGATGCCCGTACGGTTCAGCGCTGGTGCAAGGCGGGTGAGATCCCCGGTGCGGTGAAGACGTCGACCGGCTGGCAGATCCCCGCCGATGCGATGCGGATCACGCCGATGCCGGGGACCGACGTGTCGCCGACACGTCGCGACGACGTCGCCGTCAACAGCGCGACACCGACACGTCGCGACGACGTCGCCGACACACTCGCCGGTGCGCTCGCCGTGCTGCCCGCGCTGCTCACCCTCGAGCAGGCGTCGCGGCTGCTCGGCATCCCGGAGGCGGCCGTGCGCCGGCACGCCGAGGAGATCGGCGCGGTGCCGTGGGGCTCACGCGACCGGCTGATGGTCCCGGCGCGGGTGGTCCGGGGCCTCGCCGGGATCTGATCACCAGATCGAGGCGCGGGTCTCGGTCTTGGTCAGGGTGACCTCGGCGTCGGCGTTGGCCTGCACGCGCAGCGTCTGGCCCTCGTCGGTCCACCCCTGCATCGAGTACCCGAAGTGCTGGGGGCCGGTGTCGGTGGGACCGAACTGGACGATGGGGTGCCCATTGACGACGTTGTCGGCGTCGCCCTTGGTGTTCACCGCGCGCAGCATCAGCGATTTCCCTGCGGGGATGCCGCCCTCGGTGGTCAGCGTCGCGTGCAGCGACCAGTGGGCGGGGCCGGAGATGATGCCGAACTGGGGGCCGGAGGCGTCGTCCTCGGCGCCGATCCGCACGTTGCGCCAGCTGCTCGGGGCGAGGGTCTGGGCCTGGGAGTTGGAGCGCCTGATCTGGTCCACGTATCCGTCCTCCGCTGCTGGGTCGTAGGCGATGAGGTTGGCCCGGGCGACGGCCATGTCCATCGGGTCAGGGTCGATCTTGCGTGAGGGCGCCCACTCCTTGTGGGCCAGGACCCGGCGTCCCACCTGTCCGTCGGTCATGCCCATGTGCCGGCGGAGGGCGTCGGTGCCGCGCAGGCCCTCGGAGCGCTGCCCGGTGGTCCAGTCCTCGTTGGAGGTGTGGTCGGTCTCGATGCCGATCGTGTCGTGGTTACCGTCGTCGATGTCGCCCCACGAGCCGTCGCCGGTCCCGGCGTGGTTCGCCGAGCCGGCCGCGCAGCAGTGCCAGGCGCCGTCGTAGGACAGCCACAGATTGCCCAGCGGGCCCTCCAGGCCGGGGCGGCCGTTGACGATGACGTCGGCGCCGTTGGACGTCTCGCCCTTCGGTGAGGCGTCGTGGTGGAACATGATGCCGATCGGCGCGAACGGGCGGGGCCGGCCGCGGGTCTTCCATCCGGGCTCCTCGACGACCGTGCAGCCGGCGGCGCGCAGCACGTCGGCCATCCAGACCAGGGGCAGGCTCACCGGGCTTCCTCACGGCGTGCGATCAGGTACGACGCGACGCCGCGGGTCACCGTGTGGAGGGTCTCCGCTGGGCGCAGGACGTTGAAGAACAGGCTCAGCCGGCCGCCGGCGGTGGTGGTGACCATCAGCGACTCGCGGATGTAGTTGCTCGAGGTGGGCATCGCGCCGTAGTCCTGGGCGGTGGACAGCGCGGCCAGGGGCCTGTCGACCAGGGCGACGGCGGCGGTGTTCACCAGGCCCAGCTGGGGGCCGAGGACGAACCGGGAGCCCAGGGTGATCGACCCGGACGGCGTGTCGATCCACGACTGGGTGACGTCGGCCGTGATGTCGGAGACCAGGTAGGTCGTGACGCACTCCACGCGGTACGTGCCCGGGCTCAGGTCGATGAACAGCTCAGGGTCGGCGTTGCCCTGCCCGACCGGCAGCGGGTGCGTCTCGGGCAGGGTGGGGCGCACGAGGACCGGCAGGTGCCGGTCGAACGCCTCGGCGAGCAGGCGGATGTCGCCGGGGATGTCGGTGTCGTCGGCGGCTGTCGGGTAGGGGATGCCGTGCACGGTGTTGACCATCGCTGGGCTCCTCACACGGCCGACACGAGTCGCGTCACGAGCAGGTGCGACAGGATGTTGCGGGTCAGGACCCCGGCGGTGGCGGTGTTCTGCGCCCAGGTCAGGGTCAGGGTCGCGGTCGCGGTGACGGTCACCACCAGCTCCTCGCGGATGTAGCTGGAGGCCGTGGTGACCACACCGAAAGATCCGGTGGTGTTGAACGCGGCCAGCGGCCGGCTGGACATCAGGGTCGACAGCGCCGTGGTCATGGCGACCTCGGCGCCGAGGACGAACCTGGAGCCCAGGGTGATGCCGCCGGACGTCGCCCAGGCCTGCTGGACGTCCATACCGTCCGATGGCACCGAGTAGGACGTGATCGCCTCCACCCGGTAGGTGCCCGGCTGCAGCGTGACCGCCATCGCCGCATCCATCGCAGGCAGCGCGGTGCCGTTGGTGGCGGCCGCGGCGGGGCGTACAAACATCTGCAGCTGGGAGTCGAGCATCTCGGCGATCTCCTGCAGGTCCGCCGGGACGTCGGGGACGTCGAAGGGCGCCGGGTACGGGACGCCGTGCAGCGTGGTCGGCATGACTAGCCTCCGATCGTGATCCCGGAGACGTTCTCCGGGAGCCGGGTCCTGATGGCCATCGACCCGTCGTCCAGGTTGAACCGCACAGCCGAGACCAGGACCCGCTCCTGGCCACCGAGGGGCAGCTGCACGGTGACGGTCTGCGTGGGGCGCAGCCAGTAGGCGGCGACCGCGTCGAGGCTGAGGGACCGGCCCAGGGTCAGGACGCTGCCGAGCAGGGCGCCGGCCATCTGGTCGGCGCGCGCCTGGGAGACGTAGGTGCGGATCGCCCGGTCGACCTTGACCACCACGGCGCCGATCGTGGCGACGGCGAACGGCCCGCTGGCCAGGCGGGCGCGGCCCCAGACCTTCACCTCGGCGCCGGAGGCGTTGGCGTAGGTGATCTCCTCCAGCACGGCGTTTCCCCAGTCGTCGCCGCGTTCCAGGACGGTCGCGGAGTCGATGACCGTGCCGTTGTTGCCGACCTTGAGCTGGTGCGCGGTGACCGCCGAGGCGGTGGAGGGCTTGACGGGCATGTGCCAGACCCCGGCGCCGTCGCAGTACAGCCAGGCACCGACCCGGGCGGCGATGTCGGCGGCGACGTCGAGCGGGGAGGCTCCCTGGGCGGGCAGCTGCACCCCGTACCGGTCGGTGCCGTCACCGGACCAGCCGGTCTCCTGACTGGCGGCGGCGTAGTCCCAGTCCGCGCTGGAGGCGACCTGCCCGGCCGCGGTGAGGCAGTCGTTGACCGCGGCGCGCGCGGCGGTGGTGGAGCTCCAGGCGGCTTTGTTCGGGATGGCGACGACGTTGAGGAACTCCACGACGCGCCCGGCGATGTACTCCCCGCCCTGGATGCTCAGCTCGAGCAGGTTCGCGGGGCGGTCGACTGAGCGCGACACCAGCCAGCACTGGGCGAGCAGGTGGATGTCCTTGCTGTTGTCGGGTAGCCGGTAGCCGGCCTGGACCTCGACGCGGACCTTCTGGCGCGGGTCGAGCCGGTCGAGGGTGGCCTGATCGTCGGAGATCCGGGCGGTCACGCTGCCCTGGACGTAGGGCCACCAGGCCTCGTCGAACGTCAGGGAGCACGACTGGACCTGCAGGGGGATCTGGGAGCCGGCGGCGTCGTAGACCAGGACCTGCCACAGCTGCGGCAGCGGACCTCGGATCAGGTCCTCCAGGGACGGGTCGTAGGCGCCGGTGTTGCTCACACGGGGCCCACGATCAGGTCGCCGTAGTTGGGGAACGTGCCGCGGACGTTGACGTAGGAGCCGTACGGCAGCACCGCGTCGTAGTCCCAGTCCGCGGTGGTGGAGATGTTGCCGGTGGGCCGTAGCACCGTGGTGAAGTCGACACCGACGCTCCAGCGGCGCTCCAGGCGCCCGGTGCCCGGGTCCAGCCAGCTGTCCTCGGAGTGGTCCAGGCGGGTGCCGGTCACGACGAAGTACGGCTCATACGGCAGCTGGTCGGACTGGCGCAGCATCCAGACCTCGGCGTGCTCCAGCGTCGTCAGGACGGCCTGGGCGACGGCGAGGGACGGGCACGACAGGTCCATCGTGCCGGTGGCGCCGTTCAGCTCGCGCAGCACCGGGACGGCGTCGGGGCGGTCGACGACCTGGTGGATGCTCGTGGCCGAGGCCCGCTGCTCGGTCAGGGTGCGGATGATGACCTGGTCCTTGTAGGGGCCGGTGGCCAGGACCATGCCCAGGCCGGGGTGCAGCGGGCAGGTCAGGTACGACCAGCCGGGCAGGTCGGGCGGGATCGCGACCGACGTGCTGCTACCGGTGGTGCCGTCGAGGTTGATCGTGGAGTAGGTGACGGTCGTGCCGGCGGCCAGGGACGCCTCATAGTCGTCGATGTCGATCTGCTGCCCGAACGCCAGGGGGAACGTCCCGGCGGGGGTGCGGACCTCGTACCGGCCGTTGATGTCCTCACGTATCAGCGCACCGGTCTGGGAGGTGGCCACGGTGCCCTCGACGTAGGCGCCGATGCCGGGTGACTTCTCCAGCATCACCGCGTCGACCAGCAGGTCGACGTTGTTGCGCATCACCTGGATGCGGACCCGGTCGACGCCGGCCGGGGCGGTGACGGTGTTGCCGATCTGCTGCCAGGCCCCGCTCAGGGCGACCTTGAGGGAGTCACCGGGGGCGGCGACGTAGGTCCCGACGTTGTAAAACCACACGTTGAGGGTGACGAACTCCCCGGCCGCGCCCTTCACGTACGCGGACCCGGTCCAGACCTGCCCGGCCGCCACACCCGTCGCGTACGCGCTGGCCATCTGCATCCGGCCGTTGACCGAACCGGTCAGGGAGCACGCCGCCGCGCCGGAGTAGTGGTCGGTGGTGACCCTGGCGATCGTGGCGCCGCCGAGGACCGACCAGCCGGCGGTGTCGGTCTCGAAGCTGGGGTTGGTGATGACGTTGGTGCGGGTCGACTGGCCCTCCGTCAGCCGGACGGTCGTCTTCTCCGGGGTGCGGGCCAGGATGGTCGCGAAGGCGGTCATTGCGGTATCGGCTTTCCGAGCTTCGGCTGCGAGATCCGCGGCTCCAGGTTGACCTTGAACGAACGCCCCGACAGGTAGTCGTTGACGGTCTCGTTGAATCCGCTCATGTCGGGGGCGACCGAGACCGTGGTCTGCCGGTCCTTCGCGGCCTCGTCGACCTTGTCCTTCGTCGTCTTCGCGGTGCCGTGGTCGTCGACGGTGACCTTGGTGTCCTTCGCCGGAGGGATCCCGCCGAGGGTGTCGATGTAGTGCTCGGCCTCACCGCGGGTGACGTGGAACGCCTTCTGGACCCTGTTGACCAGGACGTCCTCCTGGGTGCGCATCTTGCGGGTCGCGACGTCGGAGCTGGCGCCGTTGTCGACCAGGGCGTCGCCGTACTCCTGGATGCCCTTCATGGCCTGCTGGATCGATCGCAGGTTGTCCCGCCCGGCGTCGGTGTTCTTGGACAGGCTCAGGCCGTTGTCCTTGCGGGCCTTGCTGACCGCGTCCAGGGCATCCTTCATGTCCAGCTCTGAGGCGACGGCGTCGCCGCGCAGGCCGGCGGCGATCCTCAGCTGCTCGTTGTTCGAGGCGAGCGCCTCGGTGTTGTCGTCGGTGGCGTCGGTGGCGTCGTCGGTGGCGTCGGCGGCCTTCGGCATCAGCTCGTTGAGCAGGTCGGCCTGGGCGCGGGCGTCGCCGTAGGCGTTGCCCTGGTCGGCCAGGGCATCGCGCAGCGTGCTGATCGCGTCGACCTGGACGCGGACCTGGCCCTGCTGCGCCAGGGACGCGGAGGGGTCGGTGAGGATGCCGCGCAGGTAGGTCAGCTGCTGGGTCAGCAGCAGCTGCGCGTCGCCGAGCTCGCCGGCGTCGCCGGTCAGGCCGGAGAAGTAGGTCTGCAGCTGCCCGACGTTCAGGCCGGTCTGGTGCAGCAGGTCGTTGAAGGCGTCGACGTTGTCGACGTCGAACGCGGCCTGCAGCGCCTTCGCGTCGGAGATGATCCCGGCGAGGGTGTCCATCTTGAACTCGGGTGTGATGTCCCCGGACTCGCGCAGCTCGTCGAAGATGTTCAGGACCCGCTCACGGAACTGCTCGGCGGCCTCCTGACTCTTGGCGAACAGGCCGCGGGCCAGGCCGATCCCGGCGGCGATCGCGGCCGCGCCGACCAGGCCGGCGGGACCGAGCGCGGAGACCAGCCCACCGAACGTCGACTGGACGGCGTCGACCGCGGACTCCGCGGAGCCGGTGAAGCTGGACAGGGACTCCGCGACGTTCTGCTTGGCCTCGGCGGAGAACTCGTGCAGGGTCGCGGACCCCTTGTGCCCGACGTCGTCGACCTCGTCCCTGACCTTGCGGCTGCTGGTCCGCCCGGCCGCCTCGACCTCGTGGAACGCCGTCTTGAAGCTCTTGGAGATCTTCTCCGCAGATGCGTCGGCGGCCTTCGCGGTGTCGTCGAGGTTGTCGCCTACCCGGGCCTCCACCTGGGCGCCGGCGGTGGAGATGTCGTCGAGGCTGTCGGCGACGTCGTCGAGGGACTCCTCGAGGTCTCTGGTGCCGGAGAGGAACTTGGAGACGTCGGCGATGAACGGGATCTTGATCGCCACGGGTCACCCACCTTCCTCGGAGGCGTCGTAATAGACCTTCACGATGAGCTGGGTCCACAGCGACGCCACCCGGGAGCCGAACTCCCCGGCGGTCTCCATCACCGGGCCCGCCCGGCGCCGCCGCGGCAGCTGCCGGCGGGTGTGCCGGGTGACCGACGCCGTCCCACCAGACGGCTTGCGCCGGCTGTAGGTGGTGGTGATGTCGGCGGCACCGAACTCGACCGCGGCGCCGTCGGCGTCGGGGACCAGGCCGCCCTTGAGCCGGCGCCGGGAGGTGGCGGCGACGAACGCCGGCGGGTTACCGGCAGCGACGCGAGCGCCGGGCACGAGCACGCGCTGCTCGAGCCGGGTCGAGGCGCGCTGGGCGATGCCAGATTTCCAGGGGGCGTTGAGGTGGGTCCGCACGGCGTCGTTGACGCGCTTCTTGAGGCCACGGTCGGCCAGCTTGAACGCCAGGACCGCGGCCTGCAGCGACCGGTCGTCGCCGACCGAGACCACCATCGAAGGCTCCTGTCACGTCACCGACACGTCGGCGTCGTCGGTCCTGTCGGCGACGTCGTCGGCGCTGTCGTCGGCGGCCGGGTCGGCGAGCGCGGGCGGGACGTACGTGGGGGCAGCGGAGATGCCGAGGGTCACGGTGGCGACGGCGTAGTTGCTGACCGTGCCGCCGATCGACCCGGCGGCGATGATCAGGCTCGCGGTCCAGACCCCGGCGCCGGGGTTGGTGGTGAACTTGCACACGACCGTCTGGCCCTGGTGGTCGAACAGGTACTTGGAAAGGCTGTTCGGGGTGACCCAGTCCTGGGCGTAGGACAGCGTCGCGGCCCAGGACGGGCTGCTGGAGTCCGTGAACGACGCCGACGGGCTCAGGCCGTGCCACTGGACCTGGGAGGTGGAGGGGTTGAACTCGACCTGCGAGACGTGCGCCTCGTAGTTGTCCGCCGCCACGAGGAACGTGGCGTTCTTGAGGACGAACGGGGCGACGGCGACTGTGACCATGACGGGGCTCCTTATGCGGGTACGGGGGTGTAGACCTCGACGTCCAGGCCGAAGGCGTTGTAGGTCTCGTCGGCGACGCTGGTGCGGGTGCCGAGGACCAGGACCAGTGGCTGCGCCGCGGCGAGCGCGTCGACGACCTTGAGCAGCGCGACCTCCAGGTCGTCCTCCGCGTCGGTGGTCAGCGCGGACAGCACGTACACGGCCAGGCCCCACGTCAGGTTTCCCTGTACGGGCCCGGGCCTGATGTCGCGGGTGGCGATGACCAGGGTCGGTTCACTGATCTGCGTCGGCCAGCGCCCGGACACGATCGGGTACCCGGTCACCGCGAGGGCGTCGGCGACGACGGCGCGGGGGCTACCCGGGGCCGGTGCCATCAGCCCAGCCTCGGCACAGCGGGGCGTGGGCGCAGCAGCTGCTTGACGGTCGTGCCGAGCGGACGCACCCGGATCACGGTCGTCTCGGAGAAGCCGATGGCGTCGCCCTCGCGGCGCGACGCGGTCCACAGCTCGTCGGCCTGGTAGATCTGCGCGACCGGCCAGCCGTCCGGGACCGGGTCACCGGCCGGCAGCACCGGGGCGTACTCGCGGCACTGGTCGTAGGCGGCACCGAGCAGCTGGACGAGGGTGGCCTCATCCAGCTGCTCGGCGTCGGGCCACAGCTGCGACAGCTCGAGGCTGTCGGTGTCGACCCAGCCGACCACGGCCATCGGGTCAGGCCTTCGCCGTACGGCGGCCGCGCCGTCCGGTCGCGGTGCCCTGCTCCTCGTCGGCGGCGACCGGCGGGGTGGCGGAGACCAGGGCCAGGCCACCGTCGTCGTTGAAGCCGGCGGCGAGATAACCGAACAGTCCGGTGTCAACGCCTCCGTTGGCGATGTTGAGCGCCTCCACGCGAAGGGGCGTGCCGGGCAGCTCGTACACGGTCGCGGCCGGCTTGGCGCCGACGATGACGGTGTCGGCGGGGAAACCCGCGGCGCCGGGCACGACGCTGAAACTGGCGATGGTGCCGTCCTCCAGGCCGAGGGCCAGGTTGAGGTAGGCCAGGACGTCCTCATTGCGGGTCAGCAGCAGGTCCCGGTAGAGGTCCTTGGACACGATCGCGAACGTGGGGATGGCGGTGTCGATGATCGCCAGGGCGCCGTCGACGATGTAGCTGGCGCCCTTGCTGACCCCGGTCGGGACGGCGCCCGGCGCGACGTACGGGGAGTTGTCCAACAGCACGGTGCCCACGACGGCGTCGGACTGCTTGGCGTAGGACTCAGCCATCGCCGCCCAGTACGAGCTCCAGAACTCCTCGACGTTGAAGTCGCGGAAGATCCGGTCGATGTCGTGGGCGCCGGCGATGCGCTGCGCGTCCAGGACGTACGGCTCGGTGGTCGCCGCGTTGCTGGGGACCGGGCCCTTGTTGCCGGCGTACGGGGCGACCTCGGGCTTGACGACCCACTTCCAGCCCTTCACCTGCATGGCGGTCAGCGGCGCCGAGGTGATCAGCGGGATGTAGCGGCGCTGGAAGGTGCGGCCGTCCCAGACCTCCCCCAGCCACTGCGGGATCTGCATCACGTCGTTGACCGACGTCGAGGCGGGGGTGATGTCGGACAGCGCAGCGAACAGCTGCGTGGAGCCGGGGGAGGCCTGCTCGAGGGTGGCGAATAGCCGGCCCTCGCCCTGGGTGCGGCCGGCGTTGGCGAGCAGCCGGACGATCTCGCGGAACCCGGGCTCAGGGCGGGCGGGGCGCGGGGTCGGCAGTCCGGCCGGCGCGCGGGTGGCGGCCAACGTTGCCGCGGCCGCGGTGGTGGTGGTCGTGGTCATGTCGGCTCCTGTGTCGTTGTCGTCGGTGCTGTCGTCGTCGTTGTCGTCGGGGGTCACAGCGTCGCCGACCTGCTGTTCTTCGTCGGTGTCGGCGTCGTCGTCGGCGTCGTCGGCCTGGTCGTCGTCGCCGACGTCGGAGGCGGCGAGCTGTGCGGAGGGGAACGCGGAGTCGACGACCGCGGCCGCGCCGACCAGCCGCGCGGAGACCAGGCGGCCGGCGCGGATGACGACGTCGGCCAGCTCGACGCTGGCCCCGGTGCGCAGGCCGGCGGCGGCCTCGGCGAGCAGGTCGTTGCCGGCGGTGGTCTCGGCGACGGCGAAGGTGGCGTCCAGGCCGGCGTCGGACTCGACCAGTGCGGTGCCGCGGGCGACCGGGCGGCGGCGCTCGTGCTCGAGGTTCAGGACCAGGGCGCCGGGGTCGTCGGGCAGCTCGACGACCCCGGCCGATGCGGTGACGACGCCGAGGCTGGTCCGCCCCGCCTCCCCGTACGGCAGCAGCCGGTACGACAGGTTGCGGGTGCCGGGGTCGGCGGCGAGCAGGACGCCGGCGGCGCGTAGGTCGGTCATTTTGTCAGTCCTCCGTGGTAGGCCCGAGCGGCGCCGGCGGGGTGGTGGTCAGGTCGGTCAGGTCGAACGCGCAGCGCTGCCCGCGGGGCACGACGTCGTCCATCGACAGGCGGCCGGCGACGGGGTCGGCGTACAGGGCGGCGCTGGTGGCCAGCTCGCCCTGGGCGGTCTCGGCGGTGGAGTACGTCAGGGACGCGGTCGCCAGGCTGGCGTTGAGCAGCTGCGCGGGCAGGCCGGTGTGTGAGGCGATGTCGACGGCGACGGCGTTGCGGGCCTCGATCAGCAGGTCGGTGGTCGCGGTGCCGTGGGGGCGTAGTTCGATGTTGAACGGCGTGTAGGCGACGGCGCCGTCCAGGTCGGTGCGGGCGGTGATCCACGCCTCGAGCAGCGCGTCGATCTCCTCGGGCTCCAGGGGCTCGTCGGTGGTCTGGTGGATCTCCATCGCCGGGATCGGTGCGGCGACGCGGCGCTGCCACATCAGCTCCTGCAGGCGCGCGCCGAGGATGGTCTTTCGGGCGCTGGTGAGGATGCCCTCGTGGGGTCCGGGGATCAGCAGGACGGTCTCGGTGTCGACCTCGTCCTTGCCATCGATCAGGACCGACCCGTCGGTGTCGAAGCTCCACAGCTCGGCGGGGACGCGCTCGACGCGCAGGATCCGCTTTCGGGCGTCGCGTTCGCAGGCCCACAGCGACCAGCCGGCGAAGAACACGTCGTCGACAGTCCAGGCCATCCGGTGCCAGGGAGACATCGTGCCGTCGGTGCGGGTGATCCATCCGGGCTGCGGGTCGACGGGGGTGTCGACCTGGACGGCGCGCAGCGGCTGGCGGGCGATCGCGCCGACCAGCAGGTTGCGGGCCCTGGCGACGGCCGGGACCTGGATGGCGGCCGCGCGGGTCAGCGGCCAGGCCTCGTCGGCACCGAACAGGTCCGCCCACACGATCTGCGACAGGTCACCCGTCGCCCAGGGCGAGCGGATCGCTGTCGGGCCCCGCGGCATAGGCATAGGCTCCTGAGCCGCCTGCACGAGCCTGAGCGCCGAACGCAACCCCATGAGGGGCAGCGTGTGGCCCCGGCTCCTGCGGCGTCCACAACGGCGCCTGGAGGGTTATTTAGGTCCGGGCCAGGTGCCGCGGGGTGCGGATGGTGGGCCTGCTCTCGGCGGGCAGCTCGTCGACGGCGCCCAGGCCCACGGTGCAGGCGATCAGCGCGGAGATGTCGGCGGTCGACGCGCGCCGGCCCCAGACCCAGCCGCCCTCGCCGATGGTCCGCTTGGCGGCGCCCTCGACGGCCTCGTCGAGCGGGATCTCTCCCTCGTGGCGGATGGTCCGGTCGCCGATCTCGGCGAGCAGCTGGGAACAGCGGGCCTGCATCTGGCGCATATTCGCCGGCTGCAGCTTGGAGCGCAGGCCGCGGCGGCGCCCGAACGCCTCGGCGACGGCGACGTTGGGGCCGATCGCGTCGTAGGCGACGGGCGCGCGCAGCTTGACCGACAGCTTGGCCAGGGCGTCGGGCATCCAGGTGTGGCCGCGGCCGTGCTCCATGACCTTGAGGTGGCCCAGGCCGGCGTCGTCGCGCCACACGCACACGATCGACGCCGCGGAGTCGTCGGGGGCGACGTCGTAGGCCAGGACGCACGTGCCGGGTGCGGGGCGGGGGACGCGGACCTCCCCGGCGTAGCAGGCCTCCCACGAGGCCGCGGAAATCACGCGGACCTGCTCGGTCGTCGGCCACATGCCGAGGTACTCGCGCCCGAACTTGGTGGGGTCCTCCTCGCCTTTCAGGTCGCGCCAGCGCTGCCTGATGATCGCCAGGGTGGTCAGGGTGCCGATCCCGGGGTGGGTGGCCAGCCACACCTTCTCGTCGGCGGGGTCGGAGCCGTCCTCGGCTGCGTAGTCGACGACGCCCCAGCCGTCGGTGCCGGCGCGGCCGCGTTCCAGGGCGTGCCACAGCAGTCCGTCGCGGCGCTCGCCGGCGGTGCCGGCCACGATCAGCTGCGCGAGGGGCTGGGTGTCGAACAGCGGCATGATCGCCTGGAACAGCTCGTCGGCGGCGTCCTGGTCCTCGACCTCCTGGGCCTCGTCGAACAGGACGGCGTCCTTGCCCTCGCCTCGGAACGCGCCGGGGATCGGTGGGAACATCTCGATCCTGCTGCCGGTCTCGGTCCAGGTGATGTGCTCGTTGCCCACACCGCGCCCGACCTTGATGTGGGGCTGTCGTTCCAGGACGTCGGCGACCTTCATCAGCCGGGCCCGGGCCCGCTTGCCCGACTGGGCGGTGGTGATGACCTGGTAGCCGGGGATCGTCTCGCAGCGTCCGACCAGCACGGCCCAGATCGACGTCGTCTTGCTGGATCGCCGGGGCGCCTGGGCGACGACCTTGTCCCGGGCGGGGACCATCTGGCGGCCGCCGAGGCCTCCGCGCTTGCGTGCCTCCAGGACGCGGGCGATCACCAGGCCCTGCGGGGTGGAGTCCAGGCCGAGCAGCCGGATTCCCTCGTTCACCGCTGAAAGATCGACGTTGTAGCGGGCTGTCCCGGTTAGGTGTAGCGGTGTGGCGCGGGTCCGGCGCATGTCCGCTTTGCCTAGATATCTAACTGGAGCGGACGGCTGGCGTGGGTTTCCACGTCAGCGTCAAAAACCTCGACCGTGATGCGAACGTTCTGCTTCGCACCGACGTCGAGGCGGTGGACGCGGCGTCGCCGCATCTGCCGAAGGATCAGCCACCCGACCACGGCGCGCAGCAGCGGCGCCTCGGTCACCACGGCTTGATACCGGCCACGACACGAGCGCGGGCCTGGCGCCGGCGCTGGCCCAGCGCCTGGCCCGCGCTCATGTTGCAGCGGGCGTGAGCCACGCCCAGGTTGGACCGGCCGTTGCCGCCACCCACCACCCGCTCCACGAGGTGATCCACGTGCCAGACCATCTCGGAGGTGACGGTCCGGCCGCAGCGTGAGCAGGGCATGGGCAGCAGGGCAGCGAAGTAGGCGCGCTCACGCGTCACCCGGCGGCCGCTCCACCCCTTCGCCACGCCACCCACGATAGGTCTGTGCTCTCTCGATCTTGAGCCTTGAGGCCTGCATGGACGTGGCGAGGTCGAGCAGGGCGGCACGGACGGTGGTGAGCACGGCGTGGATCTCGTGTGGGTCCCCGCGCTCGTGGGCCAGCTCGGCGAGCGG